ACTATATCGACAAAATCACGAAAGGCAACGACAGCCGCATGATATCCCCTGCCGCAGACATGGTGAGGGTAAACAACGACAACTTCGATGGCGAAACCCTCGACGAGGTTCTTGACGACGTGGCACAGGCCATCGATGAGGCAGGCGAGGTGAAGTCGGTGACGATTAACGGAACAAACCACACCCCTGATTCAAGCGGTGTCATTGACCTGGGCACTATCCAAGGAGCGCAAGGTCCCAAGGGCGACACTGGCAATGTGCAGGTTGACGGGAACGGGAACGTACTTATCGTCAACAACCTTGAAGAAGGCGGCACTGGTGCGGCTTTATCCGCCGAGATGGGCAAGCGGCTTGCTTTGTTGGCTGGCACTTATGCCGAGGCGTGGGCTAGATCAAAGGCAATCACCTCTCCTTTCTGCTGGCTGTGGGTTGAAACGGTTAACGGTGATGCCATCAGCAAGCCGATTTGGCACAAGGGTAACTCGGTCTTCGTTGATGCTGCTGGCGCTATTATCAACGTTACTGCGGCTTCCGTTCCTGGTGCCCCGACCATCACTGGAGCGACAAGCGGCTCAACGGTGCCCAAGAATACCCAGATAACTATCACACCCGCCAGCGGCAGCGCATTGTACTACTCGATTGACGGTGGAAGCACCTACCATACCAGTGATAGTGCCGTGACGCTGACCCTTGCGACTGCTGGCAGCGTGAGTATCGTTGCCTACTGTGCCAACAACGCCGGCAACTCAAGCAATGCCACGTTGAGTGTCACCGTAGCAGGTACGGCTGTACCATCGTTCTCACAGCCTAGCGGTGAGGTTGCCCGTGGCGGTTCGGTGGCTATCAGTGTGCCTGCTGGTGGTGAACTGCACTACAAGGTCGGCAGCGGCTCATGGCAGACAGCCAGCGGCAATTCGGTGAGTGTTCCGATTACAGGTGCCACAACCATACAAGCCTACAACGTTCAGGACGGCGACACCAGCAGCACCATTACCAACAACTATACGATGGCCGCTCTTGCATCACCGACATTCAGCGTTGCAACTGGCACTGAGTTCCCCGCTACTGGCGGTTCGGTAAGCCTCTACCAGTCGCAGGGTGCTGACATCTACTACACCACGAACGGCGATACACCGACAACTTCAAGCACCAAGTACACGGGTACTGCCATTGCGGTCAATGCGGACATGACCATCAAGACTATTGCGGTTGACCAGTGGGGAAGCAGCGATGTAGCCACGGCAAGTTATTCCATCGCCATTGACCACAAGTTCCAGTTCAAGATTCGCTTGACTGGCGACAACTCAACCGAATATGTGCCAATCACAAACGTTAAGGCACCGATGTATAACATGACCGTTGACTGGGGCGACGGCACGACAACTGATTACAGCAACAACGGTGCTGACAAGGTTGGTGTCAAAAAGGACTGCGGACATGCCTATGTTGGTAATGCAGGGGATGAGTTCATTATCACCATCCGTGGAACCAGGTGCGATATGCTCTTGTGGATAGACAATTCTTGTTGCAACTCTGCCGCGCTTGTCGCCATACTTGACAACACGCTTGAGTGCGGTACGGAACATGGTGCAGCCGCCAATTACGGTTTCGGAGCAAACCTTGAGAGCCTTTCTGCAAACGCATTGTCCAACAACACATACAAGCATATCAGTTTCCGTGGTACAAAACTTACATCTCTGCCTGATGGTCTGCTGTCGCACCTTACAAAGAGCGGGTATAGCCTGACTGATTGTTCTTTAATGTTCACGAATATGTCAATAAGCATCACGGCATCACAGATGAATGAGTTGAAAGGCGCTATCGGAAGCGTGACAAATTTCGAGAGCATGTTCAACGGAGTGCAAGGAACGGTACATATCCCTGATGACTTTTTTGACCTTGTTGCTGACAACAGCGTGACTACGTGTGAATACATGACACACACTGCCAAGAGCGGGTTAACAGGAGACGCAAAGGCTCTATATGACGTGCTGTCAACCAAGGTCACTTCATCCGCAAGCACAAGATTATGTTTTAACGCGGCATCTTTAACCAACCGCAACCAAGTTCCTAATGCTTGGGGCGGTACAGCAGGATAATCAATATGGCACAAGGAACTACGATAGATAATAGCACATCGCCTAGAAAGTTGAAACACAATGGCGAGGAAATTGCGGTTGGCGGCACTGCCAACCAGGCTGGGCTGTATGCAGTCGGCACTAAACTCTACGTTGACGGATTGAGCATCGCGGAGGCATCTGCTGATGAATTGGGTATCTTGGATAAGATTGGCGTGTTGCATTTCCGAGGCACGCCGATAGGCGGCAGCACACCGCCTACTCCGCCAGACCCTCCCACGCCTCCCGAACCAGTGGAAAGCGACTTGTGGATTCCGCCCACGCAAGCATCATCAAGCTACAACAAGTACACCTATCGGTCATTCATCGAGGCCTACGATGCCCTTATGTCTGCACATCCATCATACATCAAGAAGTATGAGTACCAAGAGCAGCAGACTGGCACAAGGACTATCTATGACAGTGCGTCCAAAAAGGCTCATACTAATGTACCAACGTATAGCCAGTCGAGGCAGCAGGTTGCAGCAGGCGCATACAATAGTGCAAGTGGCGTAGGATATGGCGGCTACCCGTTGTATCACTATGAGTTCACACCTCACAACTACACCAAAACGTTTTATTTGCAGGCTTGCATCCACGGCAATGAACACGACGCCCCGCAGACACTGTTGCGCATCATGGACATCATCTGCAACCATACTGGAGAGACGGCTTATGCACGATTGAAACCCTTGCGTGACAACGTGAGGTGGATTGTCGTTCCAGTTGTCAGCCCTTGGGGTCATGATAATAATAGCATGAATGTGCCGTACACCGATTGGGACGGGAATGAGGTTACTGGTGGAAGTTCGATGAACATGAACAGAAACATGGACGTTATACAGTCCTACCCGCTTTCTGCCGCAGGCACAGGCGGCAATTACCCGTTCCAACGTAGCGAGAACCGCCATATTGAGTTTGTCATCAACACCTATGGCGCACATAATATTGACTATGCCGTTGATAACCACGACGGAGGAGGTGTCAATAAGCACTTTTGGTTTAACTATAATGCCGATGGTGCGAATGGGGCTGCTATGCGAAAATTACTTGCTGACCTCATCGCCTATGAGGATGAATTAATCGCACAAGGCGGAACTGATTATCGACACACAGAGAATGCCGAAGCGGATTCGGAGGGATGGGTACATCCCAACGTGGCTGATGCTTTCGGTTATTCTACTGGTACTTGCCCGATGTGGTTTAACTATACGATGGGCATGATGGGCAGTGCTTGCGAATATATCGGTGGCTACTTTGGCTACTCGTTTAGTCAGGAGCAGATGACCCGTTCTTTGCGAATTAGGGCTAACTTGCTTATTTACGCCTACGAAATGATAACCACGAAGGGTTGGAAAGTCAACGAAGCTGCTGATGCGGATTACTTCCACTTTGACTACCCAGTTACGATGACAAGAGATGGCTTGCAGCAAGACCAAACAGGTAGCGCATACCATCATGGAACTGTCGAGTTATACGATGTATATAACAGGTGGGATGCGCTTGCTGCGGCAAATCCGACTTACATCACCAAATCTGCGTCACTGGGTCAGAACTATGGAGGAAGTGACATCTATTCCTACACTGTGGGCAATGGCGCTAAAAAGGTGCTGTTTATCGGTGGCACAATGCGATTTGCTGACAACAACAAGGAAACCGAGTTCGGCATCTACTTGTTATGTGAATACCTGTGCAACCCGTATATCGTTGCCCAATCCAAGTTCTTAACCAAGTTGCGTCAAGACTATACCATTGTAGTGTTGCCGTGCATCGACATCACCTCAGGCGGTAACAGTACAGACAACAACGTTGACAATCGTCAACGGTCACTCAACAACCCGTTTGGCGGTGCAACAAGCGCTACCAGGTGGAAGTTGCAGAATAATGTGTGCGTTCCTTACAATTCGAACCACGCAGATGTCAACATCTTCACATCTTGGGTTGATGCCAATAGCGATGCACTTGTTCTTGTCAGCGGAGGCGAACGCACTACTCTCAATTCGTCAACTGGCAATCCTAACCTTGGCGCTCCGTCGTATGAGACCGACTACATGACTCAAGTTATCGTCGCCAAGAATGTCACTGAGCCATCGTGGTTGGGTGACTATTGTGACCACCTGGTCAACGACAGGGGCGAGAATGAGCCAGATGTAGAACATACGGCAGGACTGACTTGCGGTGATTATGCCTACGACAACCACGGCATTCCTGCTTACTTTGTCAACCTTAAACCCAGCAACAAGTGGGATGAGGTCAAGGATTACATGCAAGGCGGTGACACTGCTAATCGCTATATGTATCGCACTTATGAAACTGGCCGCAGGATCGCCAACATCGCTAACTTTTTCTTAATGGCAGGAGGTGACGTATGATTATCGACTACGAAGGACTGAAGACGATGGCGCTGCTTGTTGGCGTGGCGGCGATGGCGGTGATTATCTCCATCATGCTCGATCTTGCCAGCGGGCTGCGCAAGGCGACGCTCACGGGGACTGCGAGGACATCGTATGCCTACGAAAGGACGACCACGAAACTGATGCGCAACGGTTCGGTGGTGCTCATCATGGCGATGATTGACGTGATGCTGTTTTTCGGGCACTTGTGGGAGATTATCAGTCTTGACATGCTGGCCAACGTTCCCGTGGTGACGTTCACCGCAAGCGCATGGATGTGCTTCGTTCAGGCGGTGAGCATCCGCGAGAAAGCCGAAGATAAGGCTGAGAGGAAGAGTGCCGAGACGCTGAAACAACTGGCCGAGGTGATGACCACAGAGCAGTTGCAGGCGTTGTTGAGCAAGGTGCAGGGCAAGAGCAGCGAGACAAGCGGCGACGTGTAACCTTACAAGTTAACCTTACAAGACTTGTAAGGTTTCCATGGAAAGGACTAAAATCGAACTAAAATCGAACTAAGATGAAACTAAAACTGATTAGAACGGCTAAGAAACCCAAGTACACCATTGGCCACCTGTACCGACAGGACAAGGAGAACGGCCAGTGGGTGTTTGTCTGCGACACCATCGAGGACAAGGATCGTGGCCTTGACCAGTCCATGACCGAGGCGAACATTGCCAAGATAAAGGTCAAGC